CCGATGTTGCCAAACCCAAGAACTCGAGGACATTCCTGGGTGGCCCCTCTACGCGGCCGAGGGAAGTAAGCCGCCGGTTTCCACCGGTTCACGCGAATAGTGGGAAAAGAGCCGGAGCCGCCAGAGGTGCGAACACGTACGCGCTCACCTGGACCACAGACTGAGAGGTCCGCCGCTACCACTGTTTTAAGTCGCACCGCATACTCCGCGACACCTGTAAACAGGCACATGGGCTTGTAAATCCCTAAAGGTCGGCCCGGACTTCAGCAGGTCCAACTCCGCCAAGACCCCACAGCACACGCTTACCCGCCTTCCACCGGCCAGATGTGGGCGTCGAACCAACGGTCATAAAGACCCGGGTCAGCTAAGGCCCATCTAGAGACAGCAGGCATCTCAACCACAGAGCCCCCAAAGGAAACGAGGGGAGCGGCAGACGAAGAAAACAGAGACTCCGTGGCGACCTGACGTTCGACCCCCCAGCCGAACGCTCTCTCAAAGCTGACGCGTGCCTCACGGCACACTTCGACGACATCTCGCTCACACGCAAGCCAAGCCCCGACCACAAAGTAGTCGGCGAGTGCCTCTACAGGAACCCGCTTCCGCTGGTCCGTCTGTCTGAGGACACAGAGGGCGGCAGACTGGAGGACGGGAACACCACGAGCCAAAGAAAGCTCGCAGCGCGCAACCCCAGCCACCCAGCGCCTGGCAAAGGAAGGCTCTCTGAGCCATCTATGACTGGCATACGCGCCAGACAAGACAGACTCAGGTTCTCTCACCATGGTATAGCCCAAACCATGGCCCAAGAAGACCGGAGCCGACCTCCCAAACCGAATACCCTCTATGTACGACACTGGCTGTTCTAGTGTGAACTCGTGGCCCGAGATTGCAAGCACGTCCTCTGAGAAGGTCTGTAGAACCCTCCCCAGGTCTTTCGACTCAAAGAAGAGGAGCGCATTGTCACCATCCACTAAAGTATCCCAGTGGACATGGTATTTGCGGACTACAGACACCAAAATTGCCAGCATGAGCAGCGTATTACCCATGCCTGTGTTATAGTCCCCGCTCGCTCTCCCCCCGGGTCGGGAAAACCTAACCCCAGAGGACGTTGCGCCAGCAAAACGCTGACGCGTCAGCAAGGAATCCAACAGGCCGTCACCCGGGTAGGCCGCCCTGTAGATCCCATGCTCAGCTTGCAACTGGCCCGAGGTCACATGTGCCTCGAACGCCTTGCCGTCAACCTCAAAACAAACGCAGTCGCGGAAGGCACCGAACTTTCGAACGATGACATTGGCACGCCTGCGCGGCGAGAGGCCCTTACCCACAACCCTGGTATTCGAACCCCCGAAGAGCCTTCGAGCTGTGAGGTAACCCCACAGCCAGTGCTCAAAAGGCTTCAGCCGAGAAGCTAGCACAAGGTTATACCTAGGACTTCTTGGGAAGATCATCCTAGGCTTGGGGTCCTTAGCGCTCCCCAACTTCTCGGCCTTCAGAAACGCCCTAAGGAAGACGTCCCGACCGGCAACGGGACCATCGACCCTCAAAGAACGCTCTGCCTCGAGGTATCTACGGCGGAGAGCCCCACCATAACTTTCCGCCGTTTCCAGGTTGCTCCAAGCTGTGCCTCCATAAGCCCTTGCGAGAGCCCGCAACCTTGCGAAACCAGGTCGCAGAC